CGGAGCTTTCGCCACAAGATGATAAATACGAATTAACTGGGAAAAAACTCTGGCGGTATACTGGAGAAGATCCTAATGAAATTGATGTACGAAAATTATTTGCACAGTTTCAAGTAGCTAATAATCAACAAGAACTTCAAAATATTGTAGAACTTGCCTTTAAATTATTAGACCTTGAAACTGGTGTACCAATGATATTTCAAGGTGAGCAACAAAAAATACCTGAAACACTTGGTGCAACAAATATAATGGTCGATGCTAATAATGTAAGTCTGCGTTCTCGAGTTAAGTTATTTGATGACGATATTACACGACCTCATCTCACTAAGTATTATCACTGGAATATGCAGTATAATGATAATAATGAAATCAAAGGTGACTATAATGTAGATCCTCGTGGTACATCTGTCTTGTTACAACGTGACCAGCAAATGAGATCATTAATTGATTTAATGCAATTTAAAGCTGATCCAGACTTCCAAGCAAGAGTTGACTGGGATAAAGCAATTAAAGAACTCTTTGAAATTCTTGGACTTGATGTTCTTCGTACAGATGATCAATTTAATGATATGAAAAAGAAACAAGAACAGTCCCCACCAAAAGATCCTAAAATTACTGCTGCTGAGATTAAGTCTAACGCTGATGTTAAAGAAGTTGAAACTCGTGCAGCAATGACAGATAAAGAACTTGCTTTCAAACAACAGCAAGCAGAGCAAGAACGTGCGTTTAAACTCCGCATGAAAGAAATGGATATGCGAATAAAGATGATGGAGTTTGCTGAAAAACGTAATATTAGTTTAGATAATATTAAGAAAGATTTAGCTAAAGAATCTATGAAATTAAAAACTCAAGTTCAATTAACTGACGTTAATGGCAAAGCTCCACAGGTAGCTACTCCAGCGATGGAACCCCCTGGGCGAGCTGCTAATGGAGAAGCTTTTACAGGGTAATGAATTTATTTAACATATTTAATAAAAAACCTACTCCTGCTGTTGAGCAACCAATAGTTAAGGAACCTATTGTTATTGGTGACCCTAATGCATTATTGACGTCAACCAGTTTTGCTGGTGATTTACAAGTAAATTCATCTACTTGGATTTTTATTGAGAATCATATTAATCAAAGACTTAATGATTTACGCATACGAAATGATAATTCAACTTATGATATTAATAAGACACAACTAATCAGAGGACAAATTAAAGAATTAAAACTTTTACTTAGTTTAAAAAATAAAGACTACACACATAATAATAACAACGTACTCCTAAGGGACTACAAAACTGGTTACTCGAAAGACTAATCATGGAGGTAAGTGATGAGCGAATTTTTTGACACAGAAGAAACTGATGACCCAAAAGCAGTAGCACAATTTCGAAAAGATATGACAGCGGAGATATTCGATGGTAAAGTACCAGAGACAGAATACGTTGACCCAATGGATGAGAAAAAGACTAAAGAATCTGATGATGATGTTAAGTCTGACGATCCTGGTGATGATAATTCTGTTGATGCTACAAGCAAGGACGACGCTGAAATATCTACAGAAAAAGAATCTGGGGTTAAAAAAGAGCTTCCAAGCGAACTTAAGGAGATTTCAAAAGCATTAAATATGCTGACATCGACTGTATCAGTGATGGAAAATCGACTTAAACAAACCGAGAGTAGAATTGGTGGTATTAATAATCAACTTCATGAGGCCAAGAAAGTTGCTAAAGAAGTTAAGTCTTCTCCATCAAGCAAACAAATAGACACTGCAGCAAAAACTATTGAGGGATGGCAAGACCTTCAGAGGAATTTCCCCGAATGGGCAGATGCTTTTGAAAGTAAACTTGCTACAACTCGTGAAGACCTTGTGTCTAAAGAAGAGCTTGAAGATTTAAGAAAAGAAATGCAGCATGTTTCTAAAAATGACATGGCAATTGAAGAAAGACTTGTTGGTATCATACATCCAAATTTTCGAGATATTGTTCGTTCTACTGAGTACAGCGAATGGCTTGAAAATCAAGATGCAAAGATTATTACAAAAGCTCGGATTGGTAAAACGGCTGAAGAAGCTATTGACGTATTAAATCGTTTTAAAGCTTACCAAGAAGCAAAAAATGTTCCAAATGACACGGTAAAAAAAGATAAGCAAAAGTCTCGTTTGGAAGAATCTGTTGTCGTTAATAAGCAATCTAAATCTGCTAAACCAATACTTGATGAAGATATGTCTGAGGAAGAATATCGTAGAAAGATAGCAGAAGAATTATTTAATAGTTAAACTTAGGAGAATATAAAAAATGACTATGCAAAGATATAGTTTACCGAAAGCGTCAAGAAATCTTATTAGAGCTGAAATGGAAATGTTGAAACATGCGATGCCTATGCAAGTTCTTGGAACTTTTGGTACACAAAAAGAACAACCTTTGAGAATGACTGATACAGTTGTATTTCGTCGTCTTCGTCCTTTTAATACTACAGTTCAGTCAAATCCTGCAGATGGATATTCAGAAACTCCCAGTATTACTACAGCTAACTTTGTTACCTCTGAAGGTACTACGCCTACACCTAATACCATTTCATACACTGACGTTACTGTAACACTTGAGCAGTACGCAATTTTATTTCAGTTTTCAAGCAAAGCTGAACTTATGTACGAAGATGATATTCCTGGTGATATGAAAAAACTTACTGGGGAAACTATGGCTGAAGTTGCAGAACTAGTTTGTTTTGGTGTTGTTAAAGCTGGAACAAGTGTTTTGTATGCAAATGGATCAACTCGTGCAGGTTTGAGCACTACAATTAGTTTGAATAAACTTCGTGCGGCTGCCAGAGCAATTGAAAGTAACCGTGGAAAATATGTTAATTCTAAAATCTCTGCAGGTCCGGACTATGGTACTACTCCAGTAGAACCGAGTTATTGTGTATTTGTTCATACTGATTGTGTGGCAGATATTAGAGATCTTCCTGGCTTTACTAAACGTGTTGAGTATGGAAGTAATATTAAAGCTATTCATGACAGAGAAATTGGTGCAGTTGAGGATTTTAGATTTATTACAAGTCCGTTGTTTGCTCCGTTCCTGGCAGCTGGTGCTACAGTAACTGGTACTGGTATGAAATCTGCTGGTGCATCCAACTGTGATGTTTATCCGATGATCATCATGGCAGAAGATGCTTGGGGCCATGTTTCTCTTAAAGGTAAAGGCTATACAGGTATTTCACCGACAATCATTTCTTCAAAAGTTAAGAATCATGCTAATCCAAGTGGTATGTTTGGTTATGTTGGGGCTGACTTTTGGTATGCTCCGGTACGACTCAATGAAAACTGGATGCTGAGAATTGAAGCGTGTGTAACTGACATTTAATAACTAATGGTTGTTCAAAAAGTGAACAACTAAAGTAACAAGCACAACTAACAAGTCCCTGTGACAATACCAGGGCACAAGGAGATTAAATGTTTAAACGACAAAGGTATTTGAATAAAATTCAATCCAATAGAACTCGTAGGGCTTTACTTCAGTCTTTAGAGATCAATGAAGGTACAACTGTTCCGGTAGCTGGTTCTATAGGTTATCCCACAGGCACTATGTTCAATTTGACTTCTGCAGTACTTGGGCAAGCCCCACTTTGGATTAATCAAGGAACTGAGGCATCATCTTTATTTGTTCCTTATGGGCCAGTATTTGGTTATGGTATAACTGTTGCTGGCGGGCCTGTTACAAGTGTTGGTGGTGATACTACAGAAATTATATCCCTTGAAGGCAAGATCATGGATTCTGATGTTGCATTTGTTGGGCATGAAGTATCTGATGATAATGATCAAATTGTAGCAGCAATATCTGGTGAAGGTAATATTACAATTACTGGTAGTGCTGATCCTTCTACTGCACATGGGTATGTTTATGCTGCACTTCGTAATAAGTGTGTTCCTGATTTTGATATTTTCGCAGCCGGAACTCATACAACTACTGGTGGTGCTGCGGCAGAAGCTATTACTGTAACAGGTGTTCTTGCCACTGACATTGCATTTGCTTGTTATTCTGCCACTGATGATACTGATGTTATTTCAGATGTTGTATGTTCTGCTAACACTGTAACGGTTACTTGTTCTGCTGATCCGTCTACAACTCATGGGTTACATTATGTAGTTCTTCGTCCACGTGGTACTTTTAAACCATCTCATTATGTTGCATATGCTGGGGTACATACTACCGTTGGGGGAGCTGCTGCTGAGGCAATTACAGTAACTGGTGCTGCTGTAGGTGATATTCCTATAGTAATTTACAATACTACAAATGATACTGATTCGATTCTTAAGTCAGTTGTAACTGCTAATACATTAACTGTTACTTGTTCAGCTGACCCATCAACTGCCCATAAACTTGCTTACATGCTGTTAAGAGCATATTAATATTTAAAAGGAGTAATAATTATGAACTTAAATCATAACCCTAAAGGTGGAACTTTTTGTCTTGGGAATGCAGGTATCATTATAGATGCCAGTGCAAAAGCCGATGCTGAAACATTGGCAGATATCCCGTACTGCATTAAAGGTAGAATGTATACTTTAACAAGTGGCGATGGTGATATTCAGTTTGATGGTAATACAGTCACAGCTGCTTATACTGCAATGTTTACTGTTTGTGTTGATTCATCTGGAACCATTACAGTTGTTAAAGGAACTGAAATTTCTAACACGGATGTAACTAATGGTAAACCAATTCCGTGGCCTGAACCTACAGCAAATACTTGTCCAATTGGTGCTTGTAAAATCAAGAATGCATCTTCCTCTGTTTTTACTGGTGGAACTACATTGCTTGATGCATCGGATATTACTTTTACTGCCTATAACTTTTTCACATTACCGTCAGAACCACATGTTGCGTAATTAAAATAATAAATAAATTATTAATAACTAATCATCAACAATATGGTTAGTTATATCAAGGAGTTTTCTTATGCCAAGTATTAGAGATAAAAAAGACGAAAAAACATCTACAACGAATGAAATTGAACCTGTTAAAAATAATCAATTTGTTACCAAAGATGAACTTGATTCTTTTGGAGCAACATTAATTACTCAGTTAACTGGGTTGCTTAAAAAAGAACTTGATGTTCACAAAGATACTATTGGACAATCTACCGCTATTCCTGCACATGAGATTGGCAAAGATACTCGTGGTATTGAAGCTGTAGCTCCAGCCTTATTTAAAGTTGCCGCAGAACTTGAAGCTTTTATGAATGATATTATTACTATTTACGTACATCCAAGTGGTAATAAAGAAGATAATCCTGTAATTGTTCCTAACGTAAATGGTATTAATCAACCAATCATTCGTGGACAA